CCAACTTGCATACCCCAAAGTAGTTCATTAGGATTACTCCAATAATCTATTTTGTAGCACGTATGATAGTGTCCTTGTACTGTACACATACCATATTGTTGAGCAACTTTTAGTACGTCTTTGTATTTACCATGACAAAAATATATCTTTTGTCCATTAGATGCTTTTAAGATTAGATCTTCATGCCATGTCCAACCTTTACCTACACCTAACATATGATTATAAGACTTAAAAACTTCGTGTGGTAAACCATATCTAGTAGCTTTCCTAAAAACTAAACTACCATGATTGGAGTCCATAACGTACTGTTTAGGAAATAACTTTTCTAAATCTTTAAAAAACTGTCTAGCAATTTTTAGCTCATGACTTGGTGAGTATAGTCCAGGATGTGAATCATGGAATGATATACTGTGCCAATCCATTTCATCACCTATATTAACTACTGTATCTGGTTTATACTTTTTTTTTATAGCTGATAAAAAATTTAAAGTATCTATATGGTGATAAGGAGCATGTTGATCACTTATTACCAAAATTGATTTAGCTGACATATATTAAGGATACAATTATATAGTGTATAAGTCTATTCTGTAGGTACAACTTTAAGTTGGTTCACCTTCTTGTTTTATTTTGTCTCTTTGACAAACAAACTTCAAGTATATTTGATGTTCATTAACTTGATCTGCACCTATTTCTTTTGTTTTATCTAATGATTCTTCGTATCCAGCATTCATGCAACTGTATAAATCATTATACTTTGTTGGCATTTGATGTGGTGGCATACATTCTCCTGCAACGTAGGAGCACATAATCATAAATAAACTAAATTTCATTAGGCAAGTAAATTAGTAACTAATACTAATACTTGTGCTGCAACTCCTAATCCAACAGCTGCTAAAATATATTGTATTCTATCTATATCTTTTTGCATATGTGTTAGGTGGTTGTTTTCAATAGTATCTATTCTTTGATTAATAAGATCTATAGCTCCATGTATTTTAAGAATTTCTTCTCTATTTTCTGTATTTCTACTCATATTAAAATAATGTCTTGTAAGGGTCTCTTACAAGTCCTCTTGTTTTATATTGTGTGTATCTTGGTCCTTGATATCTAGGATGCCCAAGTTGTCCTAACACAAAATCTACAGCAGTATCAGATGCAAGATCTAAGGATAATCCTTCTTGTTGCAATCCTTCTGCTATATTTCTTGATGCAGACTGTAACCAAATAGGTAGAAATCTCATACCTACATGACCACCTATTTTAAGTCCTTTTTCAATCGCCTCGTCATCTT